CAATACACGCACACCATTCTCAGCTCCGCCCCTAAAGTGCATCATCTCTTCCACTGTATTCGTTAATCCCATCGCCAACATGGTATTGACTTCAGGATAAGACATACGAGCACCCTTAGTCTCAGGACCAGTAGCTTGCTTACTGAAATAGTCAATGTGCCTATTGTCCTTAGGAATCGAGATCTTCTTAGTCACCAACTGCTGTTGGATACGTACAGGCAGATACATCACCATGCTGTTCTTGTTACTCAGTTCCCAACTACCATCTTCATTCGGCATCCAAACTCTCTTATAAAAAGAGATCTTGTACTTATTAGCCACATCGTGCAGATGGTCCATATCGAGACGAGTCTCTTTATCCCCTACTGGATGGAAAGTCTGCAAGTAATCCTCACCCTTACTGAACTTGACCATCAACAAATCGAACTCAGCGTCACTTAACGATTCTAATCTTTTCCTAGTTAATTCGACATTCTCACCTGGAGATAAGTCTTGTATAAACGATAGAGCCATATCCGTGGCTCTTTTACGTGCTTGATTCATGACGTGCATACTCCTATACCTAAGTCATCACAACATGATGACTTAGGCATATACAGGATAGATAGTTTATTCAGTATCAGTAGTAGCTGACTCTACAGCTTCAGCATCAATGTCACCAGTATCCACTGTACGTGAAGCATCTTCTACTTCACCTTCAGTGGTTTCCAGTACTTCTTCATTACCGTGTTCTACGGTAACCGCATCAGATGGCAATTCACCATTCAAGAGTGTATTCACACGCCCCTCCATGGATGCAACTTTATCGTCATCGAAGTTACCTTCTTCATCGAACAAATCAGCTGAACCATCTGTCAGACCTTTCATCGTATCGTAGAGTTCAGTGTGTACTTCCAGTATCTCACGCAGACTATCAGAAGTACCGGCAATAAAATCACCATCCTTGTTCTTCTCGAAGAAGTCCTTATCGATTACACCGTGTTTTAACACGTAAGCGATGTAAGGCAGGATGAGTTCATCCATCATTTTCAACCAGTCTTCAGATGGCATGATTTCACCCAGCAAGCTACGAATAGTCAGTGTACTGTAGCCATCTTTTACTTCACCGGATTGAGCGCCCATCTTGAAGATGATCAGTGACAACTCACGATTCAGTACGGCGATCTGCTCACTGATGGATTTGTTCATCACCATGACTTTCAGTGTCTGCTCATTCATGCCCATGGCATTTAAGAGATCCACCAATGAGATACCATGGTTTTCCAACAAAATCTTCACATCAGTCAACAAGAAATCAGGATCAGTGGTTAACGCTTCCATCTTTTCAGTGGTATCGCGTTTCATGTCCTCATCGGTACCGCCTAACTCTTTATAGGCTTCTTCTACTGCGCCGATGTCATCATCGCTGATGACTGTACTTTTCAGTAAGTCTACCTTACCGTCTTGATCCAGTACGGTACCTTCGTGTTCATTTGTTACAACTATAGCCATGGCTATTTAGTCCTTTCTATATTTAAGTTTAGTGTATCTACGCCAAGCACACTGTACTCGGCGTATCAGGTTATCCAAATACAGCGTCTATATCCACTGCTTCTATTTGGGCATTGCGGTATTTCTTCAAGATGGTTTTCTTATCCTTATCTAACCAATAAGGATGATACAATCCCAAAGCCATACGCATCAAATCCAATGTGGTTAATTCCAGCTCAGTATGTGCTTCATCATCCAAGCTATACCAATAGCGTGTACTCAAGAGCATATCCCAGTCATACCCAGCTTCGATGATCTTAGTGAATAAAGTCTCTGGAGTCAATTCCATCAGTCTGGCATCGATCTTATTTAAGTGTTCTTTCCAGAACACATGCATCTGGCGCATATCGGCACAAATCTGTATCGCACGGGCCAATCGCCTGTTTTCATCCATCAGACTACGCACAGTCGTACGACCAAACTTCACTTCAGGCATCAAGACACAATGCACAGACTTAAAGTTACCATTTAGACTGATGTCGCCACCTAAACCAAAGAATCCATTCTCACGCAGATATTGGAAATTGGTCAACTCTTCCAGTATACCGTATTTCTGCGATACAACGATACGGACACTGTAACCAGATGGACCAGTCTTACAACGCAACATCTTCATGGTGACGATGTTCAAGTCATCGAGGTTGTTGTCATCCCCACCGTCTTTTAATGGATAACGAATCTCTTTGTTGTCATCCTTCAATAGACGCTCTACCTTAGTAATCAACCACATGGACATCGCCAGATAGTTAATGTTCTTAGGTGCACCCTTCAATTCCATCCCACGTTCCATGTGCTGCAATGATTTGTGCTGCGGCGCATAAGGATCCAACTGGAATTTCTCACCGTAGTGTACGGTACCGCTAAGATAGGTATTCGTACCCATGAGATAGTTAACCATCTCGTCTATCATGTTGCGTTTCAACAGGCCGGTGTTCATGTGCAGCATCTTTTGCTTACTGTCAGTCAAGTCTGTCTTATCACGCAAGTTAATGGTGTTTTCGGCTTCCCATTTAGAGACACTGTCTAAACAGATAGCTGTAGGACGAATGATCTTGATCTTCTTACCATCACGATCCAACATTGGTGTTTCTACGACAAACTCTTTGTTGTTCTTCTTACCATTCATCCACTCTTTGGCTTTAGTAAACCAGTCTTCACCCAAGATAACAGATGATTCAGTCACTAACCATCTGCCAGTTTCAAACCAGTCTGCTTTACCATTGGGTCTCACGATACGTCTTAGACGCATCTCTAAGCCTGGTGTAAAGGCATTGTTTTCAGTATCGTATTTCATGCCACTGCTGTAACGATGGGCACGGAACATGATGATTTGCGTATCGTAGTCGATGATCGCACTTTTATACGAGTTACCTGGGCCTACTACGATGACTGAGCCATTGTGGCCACCATTGGTGATGTACCGGCCATGTTCCGCCAATACAGGCGCACCGGTAGGAATGTCCCTTAGTGTGCCCACATTCAAACACGCACGCAGAGTCGGTGCAGGCTTAACATCCATCTGATAAAAACCACTCATCGTTTAATACTCCTATTCTTGTTTACTGCCTTGTTATTAAAATACCAACAACATAGTCCTTTAACATAGTAGCCTGAAAAAGTGGCTACTATCCCACAAAAACATTCAGATATAATGACCTTGGCTAAGGATAATAGACTTCTATATCTGACCATCTTTAAACACTCTACACTAAAGGACAAAGCATGTCTAAATTCAACGCACTCGAAAACCCATGGGATACTTCCATCTCCGTATCTGTCGAGACTGTATCCCAGCAAATCACGAACTTAGAGAGTGAAGAACTCTCTCGTGAAGGACTCATCCAAGCAGTTACCGGATTATTCGGCAATGTCTTCAATACCCTTCGTCTATCTGTAAACGAAGTATTCAAGGTACAAGATGTTCAACTCTCCTTGAACCATTCCCTCTATGGTAAAATCAACACTAAAGCACTGAATAGCAACTACAGTGAACTGATGGATCGAGAAGTCCCTGCTCCTGCTGGGATTAAAGGCACTTTTGTTGACTATGCTAAAGAGTCCAATGAACTGGCTTCTACTATACTGAAAGTACCTTCTTTAGTAGAACAACTCAGAGCCGATGTAGGCCGTATCGTCTCGACTAAAGATGGATTGCGTGATGTTACTCTCTTTAACGATTCATTCTACACCAAAGCTGAGAATGAACTGGATCATGCATTGAAGAACTTGGCTAAAGTGAGGACGAAAGATGACTACTCTGCTATACGCGCTTATGGTGATTTGTTCCGCAATAATAACGAACTCGTTACCGCCGTTTCGTTGACTAATACCAACAACCAAGCTTACAATGTCATTGACCGTAAGAAACTGATGGCTTCAGTGGAATCCACCATGGGCTATGTCCGTACACTGAATGAAATCGCCAAACGTGATGGGTTCAATAAGCAGCTTCTGATCAAGATCGGTAAAGCCGTATCGGTAGTAGCTCGATACGTAGAAGCCTATAGCACTGCCTTCTATAACCAGAAGATGCAGAATGAGACTCTTGACTCTATCGTTACCGAGATCAACGAGCTAGTGAAGTAAGACAACATAGGCAGCATAGACCTTACACCTACCTACCCCTAATACAGGGAGTAGGTAGGTATAGGGAATATGGTGTTTAACCAGTGACCAAATCAGCTTCGTCTACAGGTGCTGGTGCCGGTGTACCATTGTCCGGTGTACCGTTGTGTTCACCTTCTACGACTTCATCATCGGCACGCATGCTGCTAGGTTCTACTTCAGCCGGTAATTTGTTTTCCAACGTTTCGATGATCATTTCGCTTTCACGCAACTGATCTTCCAGTGTTTGGATACGCTGATGTGCTTTAGTCAGCTCACCTTCAAATACAGACTGGATCTGTTGATTGACTTTACGCTCTTTAGCCAACTCACGTGAAGTATCCACCAGTGCTTCTTCCAAGAACGACAGATGAGAAGACAAATCAGCACTGCAACGACGAGCACCAGCCAATGCATCCACGATGCGGTTATCTAGTGCGACATTCAAGATAGGATTACCTTCTTGGTCTTTACCTGATTCGTAGACTTCAGTTTGATTGATAAAAGCCATGTTACTTTACCTTTCTATTACGATATTTGGGTTATTCACACCCTGGGTTAAAACGATGTTCTCATCGCTTAATACGCAATAAGAGACACCTTGGATAACAGAGTATTCCATGTAGTAATGGGATACCATGAAGATTTGATCTTCAACATACTCTTGTGCAAGTCGTTCAATTAGTTTCAGTGCATTCTCACGATGTTTGGCATCAAACGTACGACCAAACTCATCTAGGTATAAAGGATAACCTTTTAAGCCCAATGAATGCATGGCGATCATCTTAAAGGCTAAGTCTATCACCTCTTTAATACCCTCACTACCTAAAGAGACATCCTTACCGACTCTTTTATTCATGCCCACAGTAATCGGAAAACGATAACTGAGTTCATCCGTACTTTCACCATCGTTAAACTTAGATGGGTGAATCAGTAATGGATAAGTCCATATCGTAGCAATCAGTCCATTCATCTTAGCGATAAACCGCTTAATGAATCCTAATAGCCCTTCTGCTATCAATCCATCTTGAGGATTTAAGGCCGTCTCCATGGCTTCGTGTACCAACAGATCATGCTCTAATGCCTCTATCTGCTTCACGAAGCTATTGCGATTGGATTCACGATTAAGATAAGCTAATTGCTTCTGTGTAAGATTAGACATCACCAGACGCTCTTCCTGTATCAAGGACATGGCGTATAGATAGAACTGATGTTCAATATACGCTAAGTCAGCTTCATCGTACACTTTCAATGCATGTTCCAACTGTCCTTTAGAGTCGATATACGTCTCGTATAGACGGATGATGTCACTACACTTAATCAGAGCAGATTCCAGTTGAGACTTCTCTATTTTCATCTCGGTAATCTTACCTTCCAGCTTAAACAATGCTTCTATCAATGCACCTTTGTGTTCATTGTCGATATTGACTAACTCACTGTATCGTTTCTCTAAGTCTTCCAGAGTCTTAGTATCGCGATCTAGTTGACATTGATTCTCTAATAGAGCACTGTATTCTACTATACGAGCTTTAATCGCACCAGGAGAAGTAAAGTATACCTTATCCTTTATAGCATCCCTAACAATGTCAGCCATGAACAATGGATAAGACCTACCTAGATCAGCGAACCTCTTTAAGCGAGTATAGTCATGGTTTATCCTATCCACTAATACGGTTAGCTTATCGTAATCAGCTTGACACAATGAACGATTCTTTTTCAGGTTAGCCAAACCTTCCTGATATCGGTTATAAGCCTCTTGATTAAAGCCAGGATGAAAAGCATGATTACAGTTAGGACAACTCACTTTCTCTTTGGCTTCTTTTTCTTCCATCAATCGTATAGCTTCTTCTACCTTAGCGATCTTCGTATCGTAGGTATTGAGTTTAACACCTAGTTCACGATGCTGATGGGTTAATTGCTCTAATCTTTCACTACTCGTACTCGGATCCAGATCGTAAATATCGTCTACTGCATCGGATATCGCACTGGATGCCCCTAGATACGTGTTATAGCGCGTTTCAGCTTGATCTAAGGGGTAAGGTACACTTTTGTTAGATAGTGCCTCCTGACGGCTCTGTATGCGTTTATTGACATTCTCTATTTCATCCTTCAATTTCAAGATATCCTCTTGTGTCACTGTCCTCATCTTAGCGACACGAGCATCCATCTCTTGATACTGATTGATTAAAGCCTGATACTGGCCTTCTAGTTGATCATGCCTAGTTTGTAAAGACTGTATCTCATCTTTAGCCTTAGTATAGACTTCACCTGTAATCTCACGTAGACGTACTTCATGGACACTTTTAAGCATCGTCTTACGCTTAGTATCCATGTCCCGATTAGCTCTCACTACCCTATCTTTTAAAGACTGCTGATAGTCTATATCAGCATAGCCATCCTTCATCGGGAAGGTATCCTTTAGGTATTCGATTAAAGACTCTTTCTCTTTAATAGTCTGGTTAATATAAGCAATATCTTCTTCTTGCTCTTGGTTATTCAGTACCACCAAATACTGCTTGAGTTTCTTCAAGGCACCTTCTATATCTCTTTTCTTCTCTTTTACCTTATTGTAAACCGATATAGCGTAGGTATAATCCGTATCGCACAACAGAGTAAACCACTCTTTTCTCTTTAAAGGAGACATATCGGTAAATTTGTCTTTACCTGTTAGTAAACGATGGATCTTATCCGTATAGTTAAAGTAGTCCTTTACTAACTGAGTCTGTTGGGTAATCGTACCACCAATGTTAAGTTCTTCCTGTGTTAAGTGATTGTAAAACGAATGCTTACCTTCCTTAAAGTCACTACGTAAAGTATACTTAACATCGTTGTGTAATAGTTCTATCTCTTTGTAGCCATCCTTATCGAAGTCATTCTTATCCGCTGGTAATGGACTTAATAGATCCATCAAGCTACTCTTACCACTACCATTCGTACCCAAGATCATCAACACATTCGTATCTGGTGTAATCGTAATCTTGCGTATACCACTTAACTCTAAGCGATGACATCCTTTCAATGTCAGTTTTAATATCTTCATGCTTCAATGTCCCTAGTCTAATATAACGAATCAGAGGTATGAAAATTACCCTATATCTTACTCCTAGAGGAATACCACTAACATGGAAACCTTAAATAACCTCATCCCTTACAGCAAAGGTACGTGTGCCACCAACATGGATCTAAACAGTGACATCATCACTGTCCATCCTGAAAGTATACTCCCCATGGTCGATGGTGAGATCGTCGACCACATGGAAGAGTATCAAGTAGAAGTCATCGATGCGAATGGCAAACGCAATATCGTTAAGACCAATACATCCATCACCATCAAGGCTAAATGGCTTTGTCGTGATCCTAATCGCATGACACCACCTAATATCAGGCGTGGTGCCAAAGTCATGCTCTATCGCAATGCCAATACCGACATGTACTATTGGGAACCCTGGACTAATACCGATAACTACCAAAAATTAGAAACTGTAATACAAGGCTATTCGAATACCCAGAATGAGAATGAGAAACCCAGTGTCGAAAACACATGGACTCAAGGTGTCTCGACACATGAGAAGAAAGTCAATTTTATCCACACGACTAAGAGTGATGGTGAGAAATGGGCTTACGATGTTAATCTAGATGCCAAAGAAGGCCTCTACAACATCATGGACGATGTCGGTAATTTAATCAAGTTAGACAGTAAGAACAGCATCATCCGACTACAGACAGCCGAAGGTGCTTTTATAGAGATCAATAAACGCAACATTACCATCAGTTGCGATAACTTAAGTACGAATGCTGAAACATCCATCAGCGAGCAAACACAAAACATCACGACTCAAGCATCCAGTGGCATCCAGTCTACTTCACCGATCCATGAGCATCTGGGTAATTACCAGATCGCTGGTGCTATCTCTTCCGCACCAGGTTCAGGTGGTAGTGGTATCACCATGACTGGTAACATGAACGTTATCGGTACCATTACTTCTAGTGGTGACCAAGTGGCTGGTGGTATCTCCCAGATCAACCATACGCACGATGGTAAACACGGTCCTACTGGTAAACCTAAATAACACGAGAGTATAGCGTAAGCTGTACTGGAGTGAAATAGACATGAGAACATGGTCGTAAGAGCATGTTAGAATGAAGTAAACATAACAGACTATACCTTATACCACCTATAGCCCATAACGGACTATAGGTGGTTTACAGGTATAAACTATATTGTCGTTTAGTCATTGTACTAATAAGTTAGGGAAGCGATGTTTTCCAGTTCAACACGCCTACGGACTAGCCTGCTGACATCATCTTTCATGTCTGCCAAGCCATATCGTAACCATTTGGGTGTTGCTTCGATGATCTTATTGACGATCATCTTTTCTGCTTCCGGTGTCAGTACCAGTTGGTGGTTATCGTTGAACATAACTGAAATGTGTTTGACTTCTTCATCATTCCAGAATGACTGTGCTAGTTGCATGCCTACTCCACATGCGTAATCGTTCTCGCAGATGTTTAATAACTTATTTACACGACTATAAACCTTAACGTCTAGCGTTTGGTTATTAAACAACCTACTGTACAGAGAAGACATAAACAAAGCACGTATCAATCGTTCCGGTAACACCCAACCGAGGAGATAATACAACCACTGTTTCATGATGTTCTCCTTGTATATTGAAACACGCTTTAGACCTCGTGAGATCCAAGCACCACTTGGGATGACAATCCCTGCCAAATACCGAAGTCACGCACTGACAGTTTGCCGTCATTACATTTGTCATGCAAGGTTACTAGGAAAGCATACCGATATAAGTTATCACCGTGATTATAAACCAAAAGTTTCACATTCGGATACATGTGGTCGATGTTCTTGAGCTGATTGCGCTTTAACATGTCGATACCACACACCAAGATGATCTCTTTCTCTACCCTACCCATGGGTATCTTAGGCTTGAGTGTTTTCATGCCTGTCCCATGTTCGGTTAATAAAGATGTACCGACGATAACCTTATCGTCAGTTTTACCTTCCAAGCTAGTCGTAACGATCTTCTCCTCTGTCTTATAGAGCAGATGAGTAATGTCATGTCCTACGATGGGATACGTACCATCACGATAGTGATTCAATACCGTACTTAATGTATCCAGTATCTCGATATTACGGCTAGATAGATACACCGGATCATTCACGTACGTGATTTCATTCCCATCAGCACTGTTTAAAGATGCAGATCCCTTAGCATGGGACAGATACGCTTCACGATACTTGTTTAACTTACGATGTATCTTACGGTTAGAGATGTTATCCAACATCAAGGTAAAGATCAGGTTGTGATAGCCATACTTAGCATCCAACCACTTCATCTGCATGTCTTCAATGGTCTCTATCGTATCGTTACGTTCTTTTAAGTAGACGACACCGAAATGAGCATCTGCTATGTATTTGCCGATGAATATATCCTCTACCTGATGTCCTGGTGAACCAACGTAAAAGTAATGCTTATCTGTTCGTCCACCAAAACCCAGATACAACCGCTTATTACTCAAGAACGGATGTATCGCTTCAGGATCCTTATCTTCTTTCAGTGACTCTAGCGTCACTTCTTGATCGATAGTATCTATACTATCGATACCGTGTCTCTTATTAGCGGACATACTGGCACCTAACGATGCCATGTTATCTGCTAATGTATTGGCTACCGGATTGCTTTTATCAGCATGTCCAGGTATCCATTTCTCGATGACTTCTATTCTTTTCTCACGTATGCGATTGACGATCTCATGGATCTCTCGCCAATCTTCTCTAAAAGCGATCGGATTGCCAGAGGTGTTATTGAACCCACGAGATGCAATACGATCCAAATACTTCAGACCCTTTAACACATACGTGCTATCAGCATACACAAGAGCAATGTCCACATCGGATTCCAGTACCGCCTTCAGCACAGCCTTCAGTCCCAATACTTCAGCCCATGCGTTAGACTCTACTAAACCCGTACCGTGGGCATACTCCCGCATATTCACTGCCTCTACCGGATGATAAGGTACCTTATCTTCACGCAGAAGCTTCACCATCTCTTCTTTAGAGATGTCGCTTTTTATCATTTCTTTTAACACTTCCTGATCAGATTGGAAGCCTACAATGGTAGGGGTCAAACCCTTAATCGGAAAATGTCTGGTCTTAACTTCAGCATCGACTATATAATCGTAGCTAAAATAACCATATCCAACGCAAGATGGATTGGATTGATAAGTTCCGCCATCGCTGTAGATGACTTTTACCTTGATACTCATGTTCGATATACTCTCTATACAGTACTCTAAATCATACCAGACACCAACCCATCTTTTATACTCTTAATACAGCTTAACGACTGGGACTATCATCTACCTGCATGGTTTTGCCACGCAGAGTCTGATTCTGGTTCCGAGTCTGATGTATCAGTGCATCGGTGAGTTTCTTGTGTTCTTCTTCCAGTTCTTGATTACGCTGTTTCAATCGGCTATATTTCACTTCTAATTGCTGATAGGCATTGAAGTAAGTGTTAACACGCTTAGTGACGTGATAACTATAGCCAAAAGAGATACAGAACACCAGAAAGAAGAGAAGCCTGATCTTGTGATGTTGAAGTGCCTTCCCTGGTCGTACGTCTTTACCGACGATACACTCCCAAACAAAGGCAATTACAGTTTTCCACATGTTCCGTGCCCTTTCGTAAGTGATAGCGACGTGTGTACAATACTAACATTTTCTTCTAAACCATGCAAGTAGGTTTACTTAAATAAACACTACTTACCCTCTTTTACCAGTTTGACTAAGATATAGACAAGGATATAAAGACATGCCTAAGTCCCTTAAAATCTTTGCGATAAACGATCGCTTCGTTACCAATACCCGATTTAAAGAGCACGCCTTCGGTGAACTCTCGACAGACTCACGCACTTATCAGAAAGACGTGGAGATGTTTACCCATCCGACTGATAAGGAAATCTCTCTTGCCGTATTCGAATCTCTAGAAGCCGATGGTAGTCGTGCACCTGCCAATGCCGAAGACGTTAAACTGGCCATAGACATCGCCAAGTTCGTCTACGATACAGTAATAGCGGCAGCACGCGATATCCCTACCGAAGAGATGGCCAATAAGATACTGGAAGCTTTCCGCCAATCAGCCAAAGACATCCATGTCGGTAATTCAGTTACGAATAATACCGTATACTGTCCTACCTGGGTGAAATTCAAAAGCCTATCCGACAATGAATACCATATTTGGTTCAGTGATGCCGCATTCAAGCAAGAGTTCGATGCCTACGAGATAGAAGTCGTGATGCCTGTCTCTAACATCGATGTCTTTTTCTCGTCTAAGTCAGTCATCGAGGCTGAACTGGCGAAGAAACCCATCGATAAGTTAACAGAAGAAGCCAATGTGCGTAAAGCCACTTCTCCCGTTACTTCGTTTAGACTGGATATCTTTAACTGGTATAACCCAGCCACACAGCGTCCTGAACTGCCTACCAACTGGTATGTGTTGATCTGGGGCGATGCCGGTGCCAACCTGGATGCTGTCAAACTGGCGATACAGAAAGCCATCTTGGCGAAATCCAAACATCGGGCAGATGAATGGAAGGCCATCTTCCCTGATATCTTTAAACGAAACGAGTTCGTTATCGTTCCACAATGGGATAAGTTTGCCAATGAGAACAAAGTCAGGGAAGAAGCGTCACTATACAGCCCCATCATGGATTACACTACCATGATCTCCAAGTATGCCACGCCTTTTATGGCAGGATATCCCGCTAACCATGTCAATACCAACCTGCAATGCATGGGTTTGTACTTCCGTGGTGTAGTCGGTGTCGTGTGTGGCAGTAATGAAAATAAGGAAGATAAGTTTAAGATTTCTCAAGTCTATCCTGACTACATCGACGTAGCCTCTACATCGACTGATTTTGCTTATCAGGCACAAGCGACACAGGCATTTAGTTTAAGATTACAAGAGATGCTAGAAATAGCAGAGAAGATGACTGAAACATCAGCCATCCCGCGTGAGAAAGTGACTCAAGGTAACGGACAAGTGGTACCAGGTGCCCGTATCTACAGTCGAGTCATCCGTGACGGTAAGATGTTCTTAGCCACTAAGTTCGGTGATTACCACTACCTAGTAGCTGCTAAGAAGAACTTTAGATAGATATAAGGATAAGACATGAAGTTAAACAGCCCAACAGTAGGTGCCAAAGGTCTCTGGAAGCTCAGAGCACCTTACGATAACCTATTGCCATTGAACACTGCACTGACGTGTACAGCGATATCGAACTATGGCCAACTCATCAACATGGGCATCGATGTATTCGATACTTATTACGATAAGCATAGCCTAAACAAAGAGACCTACGAATCCCATATCCCAGATGGTAGGATTATCTTCTTAAAGACGGATAACAATAAGCGATATAGTTTCCCACTGCATTACTTAGAGTCTTATCCGATCGGTACAGGTGTAGCGTATGCATCCATGGGTATCGGTGTACGTCTAGGTGCTCTACCAGTGAACACATCGATTGATTTGTTAATACAGCAGATAGAAGAACTTGTCCATCTGAATGTAGGAGTAGAAACCCATACGGAAGCGATGATACTCTCCGAACAAGTTATTGTAGACAACGCGGAACATACTCGTCTAGAGAAAGCACGAGCAGCACGTAAGAGAGCTTCTACACCGTCACTACAGCGTATCGATACTCTAACCGAGTCTAAGAAACAAATCGAAGTGAAACTCAATCTAGCTGAATCTAAAGTCATCGAACAAGATGCTAAGATTAAAGCATTAGAAGCTGAGATAGCTCGATTAAAAGCAGCACCTAGACCATAGCAGACATAACCTTAGCCTACCTACCCCTGCAATAGGGAGTAGGTAGGTATAAGGACTATGCTGTTAACCTTCATCCATGGAGTCATTCGTACCATCTTGCGGCAATGCTTTCATGGTTTGCATGACTTCTTTATCACTCAAGATACCACTACCGATAACGAGTTCACCTTCCAGTATCGGATTAACAGGCTCACGTACTTCTACATTGACATTACGTTCTACACGGACACCATTGGTATTACGTAATATCTGTTCGCGTTTATTCTCATCGGACTGACGAGCAATCTCAGTGACGATATCCCTAACGAGATCACTACGAGATTCAGTGGCTTCTTTCTCGGCTTTCAGTTTAGCTTGAGTCAGGATAGACTTATCATTATCTCCCATGGCTTTTAACATGACTTTCAGCATCTCTGGGTCTTTAGCCACTTGTTGGATATTGGCACCCATTAGACGTGAGAGTGTCTGTCTCACCTTGATGTTCTCATCTAGGATGCCCGTGTCATCCGTATCGGTTTGTTTACCGACGATTTCAAAGTCATCAACGACATTGCGTGTAGCCGTATGGCAATCAATCGACGTATTCAGTGGTGTAGCATGATCCTCTACGATGAAATCAGGCTCTTCTTTTTCAATGGTTTGTAGTTGCATGATAATCCATCCGGTATGTTAGACATGTCTGGTCAAAAACAGACATGCCGCTATGGTTGTAAACCTAAGCCGTATTGACAAATATTTAAGTATATACTATTAAAGTAGTTAAGTCACTTATTTCTCTTTCACTCAAGGAGTAAAACAAATGTTTCAATTCATTAAGAAATGGTTTAAAACCCATACGGAAGATGATCCTGTTGATAAAGTGGACATCCAGTCCATGCATGACGATCTCTTCCAGTTCATCTTTACCCAGAACATTAAGGTAGAGAACATCGATGATTTCTTACAAGGACTCACGACCATCTTAGGTTATTATCGTCATCAGCTGGCGATACTGGATGAACAATCCATCGAGATGCCGATGTCTATTACGACGGATGTTAACCGTCAAACACTGGGTATACACAACTATCGTAATCGGCATGTGGAAGAGAATGATTGGACACGTATCCCTACACTGACCACATTCTTTAATCGTATTGCACAACTGCCGATGGATGACAATACCCAGAACAATGTTATCTCTACCAAGGTGATGAAGTTGTACAGTAATTGGCGTGAATACACGAATGACAATATACTGGAAGTCATCATGTTCTTCGATGCCGCGTTGAACTTAACCAACAGGCTGATGTCTCTACCTGACGTTAATAAAAGGCATTTCTTCTTTAATGTCTACTCACCGCTCTTTGTGGTAGTAGCCAATACAGTGGACTTTGCCAGTGCCATCGTAGAAGAAGTTAAGCCTGATAGTCCGATTAAAATTTAGCCATATTAGAAAAGGAGCGTAAAATGTCTATATTCGATACTGAATCCATCTACACGTTATTGGATGCTCGTGTAGAAGATCGTGAGAAAGCTATTAAGGAAGGTTTACACCTACCTGACTTGGCAGCTGATGATCCATTTGACTACTTGAAAGAGATCAAGAAAGTCAAATTTACCAGTCCAGGTAAACTTGTACCGTTTGAATCCATTCGGTTTGGTCTGATCAATATCATCAAAACCATCCGAATCCCACACAACAAAGTGACCTTCTACATGCAGTATGCTACCCTTGGTACACCTGCCCGTCACTTCAGTGGGCGTACAGGCAGTACTTTCCTCTTACAGATGGCTGATGGCTTCTTATTTCATTACCAAATCAAAGAGGATGTGCTGTCTAACCAATACGCACTGGGTGCTATGGTATACGCCATTTGTATCATCCGTGATGTACAGACGCGTAATGAAACAGGTACGAAACCATTAGCTGAAGTAGAGAAAGAATACTTTGCGAAAGTAAGAGGTACGATCGAGCAGTACTTAGCAGCGTATGTTTTAAGCAAGAAGTAATTGTATTATACTTGCTAACTATTATTTACCCCTAGATACAAAAAGGAAATC